AAAGAAAAACAAAAAGAAAAAAGGCAAAGGCAAAAAGAAACTAGGTTACTAATGGCTACATACCAGGGTAAATCTGTCACACTTAACAAACCTTCACGCATTAGCAAAGGTGAACCTGGGTATGGAAGAAAAAAATCTAAAGTCTATGTAAAAAATAAAAAGGGCAAAGTTATCAAAGTAATGTTTGGTGACCCTAACATGGAGATTAGAAAAGATAATCCTGAAGCAAGGAAATCATTTAGAGCAAGACATAAATGTGACACTGCTACAGATAAAACAACACCAAGATACTGGTCTTGCAAAGCGTGGTAAATTATGAAAATAAAAGGCGTAGATGTTTCTAAGTTAACAACTAGACAACAAGATGCAATGAAAAAACATTCAAAGCATCATACAAAAAAACATATGCAATATATGTACAACTCTATGATAAGAGGAAACTCTTTTAGTAAGGCACATGTCAATGCACAAAAGAATGTCGGTAGATAATGGCAAGACAAGTAAGTTGGATGTGGGGTGGTAAAAGACATTATGGTACTTTTATTAGAGAAACTAAAACTCACATATTTGCTAGAACAAAAAATGGTAAAATTAAAAAAATAAAAAAGTGAGGAATAATGGCAATACCTGAAAGTGCAAAAAAATCATTGAGAGCAAAAGCAAAAAGCTCTGGATATAGTTATGAAAAACTTGCAGCTGTTTACAGAAGAGGACAGGGTGCTTATGTATCATCTGGTTCTCGTAATGTATCTATGGCAGCTTGGGCTATGGGTAGAGTAAATTCTTTTATTAGTGGTGGTCACAAACAAGATGATGACCTTAAAGGTAAAAGATAATGAGTAACAGAACTCAACCTTATAGGTATGGTGTACCTGCAAAGTATTTAAAAGGTTTATCTGTACCTGAAGCAAAAAAAAGAGCAGCAGAAATAAAAAGAACAGCCAAAGCTTATAAGCAAGGTAAAAAAGTTAACATAGCTGCTGTATCTAAATCAAGAGCAAAGAGTGGAAGAAGAAATAAGATTACTTGAAAGTTGGATGCCCTACTTGTGGGGAACATCTAGTTT